TCGATAGCCACTCCGACGTTCACCTTAAAAACATTTGGACCAAGAGCGTAAAAGACCAGCAAGGTAAAGTCTTCTATCTTGTCAATCACAGCATCAAAGTAGGCGACGTTGTTGCATGGCCGGACAACGTCAGACCATTTGTACAAGAACTTTCATGGGAAGAACTCGGCTACGAATACGAAGGGACAACCGAAGCTTTGATTTATGAAGTCGAGTTAGACGACGACTCGAACGACACGGCTGTAAAAGCAATCAAGAACAAGCGACCTGTTCAAAATTCCGTGCGTATGCAATACGTCAAAATAGAGATGTGCATTAATTCGGGAGACAAAGACCATAAAGACTATAAAGCCAATTACGATAAGTACTTCCCTGAGATTGCCAATAAAGAAGCCGAAGTTGATGGCTATTTCTGGGCTGTAAGCGAAGCTAAAATCGTCAAAGAAGGAAGTATGGTACTCGATGGAAGTAACCAAGCTACACCAATTCTTGAAAACAATACTAGTCAGCCGTCGGAAGACACTGATGATGAGCCGCCGAAAAGCACTCCGAAGCGGATTGATGCCGCTAAATTAAAACAGATTATTAACTCATTATCAAAACTCTAAGATGGAAGAAGAAGAATTAAAATTGTTGATTGAAGCTGCAAAAACTGAGATCAAAAAAGACTTTGATGCTAAAGTCAAGTTAATTGCTGAAGCGGCTGCAAAAACTGCGACAGACAAAGAAGTAGAGGTTAAAGCCCTTACCGAAAACGTTACGAAGTTGAGCAATCAGCTTGACACGGCTACTCTAAAAATCGAGAAGCTAAGCGAAAGCGAAGCTCCAAAGGAAGTGATGGTCGGCTTTATCGCTGAATACCAAAAAGGCTTCAAGGACTTGATTGCCCAAGTTAAGAAATCAGAAGGCATAACGTCTTTCGACCTGAAGCGTGACTTGCCGAAGTTAAAGAATGCTGAATTCACAATTCAATTGAAAACCGCTGCTGTTTCGACGACGACTACCAGTTTGTCTGCTCGTGATGTATTCTTACGCAACTTCGAGGTCGACGACATGACCGCTCGTGTGCCACGTTCACAGCGTACTGTATTGGACTTGATTCCTTCCCGTATGACTACCTCTTCTACTATCGTATGGCGGGAAGCTGTAACGACCGAAGGTGTACCAGTTACAGTCGGTGAAGCTGCGGCTTTCCCGTTAGTTCAGTACAAGTGGACAAAGGCAACCGAAGACGTAAAAAAGATTGCGGCTTACACCAAGTTTTCTGCCGAAATGGTCGAAGATACGGACTATGTAATGACTGAAATTCCAATCGAGATCAACGAAGACTTGATGGAAGTTTTAGAAATTCAAGTTTCCACTGGTGACGGCACCGGAAACAATCTTCGTGGACTTGACACAATTGCTGTTGCTTTTGCTCGTCCTGCTGGCGTTGGACAAATGTCCGACGTTACACGTGCTGAAGTATTACGTATTGTAATCTTGCAAATTCGTAAGGCTAAATTTCGGGCAAATGGAATCGAGTTGAACCCTACTGATGCCGCGTTGATGGAACTTGAAAGAGCTTCGGACGGGCACTACATTTTGCCACCGTTCACGTCTGCGGACGGTACGAAGATAAAAGGCTTGCCCGTAATTGAAAACGATTTCCTTGCTGAAGGTGCTTTCCGTGTTGCTGATTACACTAAAACTGTACTTCGAGTAAAACGTGAAGTGACGTACAAGATTTTTGAGCAATCGGAGGCGGATGCTATCAATGACTTAATGACTGCTACTATCAGCATTCGAGCCGCATTGGTAACTAAGACACCGCACCGAGCCGCCTTCGTGAAAGGCACCTTCTCAACGGCAATCACAGCCTTACAAGCTGCCTAAGTATTATTCTTAAAAGTCCGGAGCAAACGCTTCGGACTTTTTCTCATTTAATAATAACTCGATTATGTATAAAGTATTAAAGCCAATTGGACAACTGGAAGTAGGGCATGAACTCGAAGAGGAAGCGGTCAACAAAGAATTTCGTGAAGGACTTATCAAAGATGGGTACATCGAACCGATTGAACCCGAACCCGAACCAACTGTCGAACCTGAACCAAACCCGAACCCTGTTCCAACTCGTGAACGTGTAATTGTAGACACTAATGAGCCAATTATTAAGCCTTCTGGAAGAAAACGTAATACTCAAAAGAAACTATAAATCTTGGCGTTGTGGTAATTGTCAAAGGCTTCAATCCACGTTCCCGAAAGGGGGCGTGGTTTTGAAGTATTAAACCTAAAAACTCTATGAACTACGAAGAAGAAAAATTCACTACCGGAATGAGTGCTAAAGTCTTAGAACCGCTTGACGTTCTGATTGGTACAGTAGCATTTGTAAAAACAATGTTAGGGATGAACCTTGGCGACACTTACTATGACAATACGATTGAAGGTATCATCAAGGCAGTAAACCAACGCTACGAGATTGACACGGGCGTTTTGCTGAAGCGACGTAGATGCTTGGTGTCTTGGAACAAACTTTATGATTTTGAGCGACTGCCTTTTGGACCTTCCGATATCGAACTTGAAATCACTCCTACCACTATTGCGGGATTAGTCATTGAAGCAGCTACTTTAGGTTTTCAAAACCTTGGTCACTTTCAGGTTTTATCTGGCAACTTCGCCGACGGTATTACATTTGAATACTTGGCAGGTCTTGACTACGTACAAAGTGCTACGGAAAGCGAGAACAATACATTTCTACAATACGAGGAACACGGTCAACGAATGCTCGATGCTACACTTGGCATATTCAATAAGACATTAAGTTTGACTGAAGCTTCGGAAAGGTACTTTCAGCTATGAGAAATAAATATTTAGAAAAACTGGACATTAGCCGTGGTGACGGCAACGATATAGGCGGGGTTGATTTCGTAACCATCCGTGCCGAATTAGCCGAGAAAATTGTACGAAGTACTGACTTGAACAGCGACTTAAACTTCGTCAACGTTCTGAATGCACAATTCCTGAAAGGTGACGCCTACTTTCCCAAACTTGGGGATTACGTAAACTACAACCCTATTTTGTACGACGAATTCGGGCAAGGTTTTGCTATCAGGGCAATTAAGTACGACCAACTGTCACGGTACTACAACATTGAAATGGTGCCATCTAACACGGTGCTTGAAGCGATTGTAAAGACAAGCTTCCTTTCAAATATCCAACGTCGAACCTTCTCTGTTGTTGATGCCGTTGACGGAGAGGTATTTGAACACAATAGTTTATCCCCACCACCGGGCGGCTTTGGACAACGCTTGTTCGCAAGGGCTTTCTTGGCAACTGGTGAAGAAACTAACACAATCGAGTTTAACCAGCTTACAAGTAATTCTGTGGAGATAGTCACGTTTGGCGAACAATTCACCGGAAACATTACAATTGAGAAACGATGAAAAAACTACTGATTATATTATTACTCACTTGCATTAGCGGTGAACTGTTTAGTCAAGCTGGTACAGTTCCAAACTACTTAGACAGTTACAGACTACTTGGACGGCTGAAATCTCAGAACGGATTTCATCGGTTAGTTTATAACGTCGAAGACAAAGAATTCATGGTGTTTAGACCTGACAATACTTGGTTTATAATGAAGCCGATAAGCGATAGCTTGTCGGCTGATTACTTAGGTTCGAGTTTCCTTGTAGCCAATAACATGGACCTCAACTATCTGAGCAGAAAAGGAACGTCGGGCAACTTTGTAAATTCTGGCTTGTACGATAATGGAACGTACATTGGAATAGGCACAACTACACCGACTCAACCGTTGACTATAAAGCGGAATCCAATTGCCAGTGATTACACTTTGGCAAACTTCAATAGTGGAATAGCCGGCACAGGGGCGGAAAGTATCATACTCTTTACGAACAGTATAGACGGCACGGGCATTGAAGGCTCTGCCGAAATTACTGTTCGTCGTGAAGCAGGGAACACGGGAAACATACTCTTCAAAACGTCGAACGGTACAGAACGAAGTATCGCTATGCGAATAACTGGTGACAACTTTGTAGGTATCAATACGAGTGGTAATCCAACAACTGAGTTAGAAGTGACTGGCACGGTAAAAACTACTGGCTTGATGGTAAATACTGGCACGGACACGGGAGAAGAAGCGATAGTGTCTGGTACTACGAAGACTCGAGCTTTAAAAGTCACCGACTTATCCGTGAACTATCTACCCAAGGGTGGAACGGACGGATTGCTTGGCAATAGCAGGATCATTGAC